TCGTTTACAATTCGATTTTTTTATAAATATAATTAGAAAACGTAAAAGGTTTTCTAAATGGTTCAAACCTGAACAAATTAGTGATTTGGATGTAGTTAAACAGTATTATGGCTATAGTAATGAAAAAGCCCGCCAAGTTTTAACACTCCTATCCACTGATAATATAAAAGAATTGAAAAATAAGGTGGCTAAAGGTGGAAGAAAATAAAATTGTAGAATGGAACCCAGCGAATATGCTTGAGGTGACATTGAATGAGCCGGACGATTTCCTTAAAATCAGAGAGACTCTTACTAGAATAGGAGTCGCATCTCGTAAAGATAATAAACTTTATCAATCTTGTCACATCTTACATAAACAGGGGCGGTACTTTATAGTACATTTTAAAGAACTCTTTTTATTAGATGGAAAGAAATCAAACTTAGAAGAAAATGATGTTGCTCGTAGAAACACTATAGCTACATTAATGAGTGATTGGGGTCTATTAACTGTAGAAAACAAAGAACAGTTACAACCTATAGCACCATTAAGACAAATAAAGATTATTTCTTTTAAAGATAAAGATCAATGGGAATTGTGTCCGAAATATAATATTGGTAATGGAACAAAGTAAAATTAAAGAAGCTTATAGAATGTTCTTCTTTATTAAAGGGCATCTTAACTGTAGCGAAAAAACAGCACTTGATTGTTATGATAATTATTTTAAGCGCTGTTGGTACAATCAAGAGATGTGGATAAGAGAAGAAGCTTTTGAAAAAGAATATGAAAAAAAATTCAGATGAAGCTATGTACTTTTGAAAAAAAAGTATTATATATATTATAGGATGCCGAATGGTTCGGGTCCGCACAACAACCTTGCTTAATAGGAGGATACTATGAACGGAAACTTTGTTTTCCCAAGAAACGCTTTTTTAGGTTTTGATCACATTTTCGATGCATTGCAAGATATACATACGCATGCAAACGATGGATACCCACCACATAATGTTGTTCGAGAAGAAGATAACAAATATGTTATTGAAATGGCTGTAGCCGGCTTCAAGAAAAAAGACATTGAAATTAAGGTGAAGGAACATATCCTTACCATCGAAGGAAATAGAGATAAACGTAGAGAAGCAGATGCTTATGTACACAAAGGAATTAGTGCACGTAAGTTTAACAAATCGTTCAGACTGTCGGAATATACCGAAGTAACTGGTGCCGATCTCACGGATGGAATACTAACTGTCAATCTTGAAGTTGTTCTACCAAAAGAAAAGCAGCCTCGTACAATTAACATAACGTAAATTAAACGAGGAGTCAATAATGACAACTATGGAAATCACTGCATACGCATGCAGTTTTTGTGACGCAGTGTCGTCTTTCTTTAAAAAATCATTTAGAAAAATTCAATTCGGATTGCAAATGTCTGCTAACAAAAGAGTTGCACAAGAATTGTGTTCTTTAGGTTTTTATCAGGATAAAGAATTTAAACAAATTCTACAAAACATGAATGATAGAGCCGTAGAAGAATATTACGGTAAAAAGTAATGTGGCCCTACACTGAAGAAGAAAACGACTACTTATCTTAAAAAAATGCTAACTAATAAGGAAAGTAAAGATGAAAACTTTAATCTTAGCTGGCGTAATTAGCGTCATAGCTTCTGCTGGTTTTGCAGAAGTAAATAAGCCTGCTTCAACATTCACACCTTACTTTGGTGTTGAGCGTGAAACTGAGGCAAAAATCAATAACACTTTTATTGGAACCACTACAAAATTTGGTGACTTAAGTGTTACTGGTCAAATTAACTGGAACAGTACAACAAATGATCTCAATATGAATCATGAAGGTGCTGATCTAGATATTTCTTATGGTATAGCTGACACTGTTAGTTTATACTTAAAGAACGATTTCGACACTGATTTTGTACGTACAGAATCAACTGTTGGTGCTAAGATTACTTTCTAATTAAGTGTTAAAGCATAAAGAGGCGGGCCAGTTCCCGCCTTTTTTATTATAAATAGAAATTTATAGGAGGATATAAGATGAATATAGACCAATTAAGAAAAGAACTTGAAGTTGATGAAGGAGTAAAGTATGAAATATATAATGATCATCTCGGCTATCCTACTTTTGGGATTGGCCATCTGGTTATCGATACTGATCCAGAATATGGACAAGAGGTTGGAACACCTGTCTCAGAAGATAGAGTTGCAGAGGCATTTGATAAAGATGTTACAACAGTGATTGCCGATTGTGAAGTATTATATCCAGACTTTGATGAACTTCCAGAGGAATGCCAATTAATCATTGCAAATATGATGTTTAATATGGGTCGTCCAAGACTTAAACAGTTTAAAGGTATGAAGCGTGGCGTAGATTCTCGTGATTGGAATGCAGCTGCAGACGAGATGATTGACTCAAACTGGTATAGACAAGTTCCAAATAGAGCTGGTAGACTAGTTAAAAGAATGAGAGCATTGGCTGAATGACAGACGATTTAAATTTTGATTTTGGTTTTACTGCCGTAGATGAAAATGAACTTGAAGCTGTTCAAAAGGCAGCAACACAAGCAGAAACTCTTGGCGCATCAGCACTTAACACTCAAGAAAAAATAGACAAGCTATACAATGCTATCATTCCATTATTAACAAATTTAAAAAAGAATCCAGAGAAAGAATATATTCTCTGGCCAAATCGATTAGAAAAAGTAGAACAGTTCGAGGATTATATTCAAAAAATTTATCGAAATTAATCCTTTACTTTTAAAGAAAACTGTGGTATAATAACTATAATGAAAAATTTTAAAACATTTTTACTTGAAGCTGAAGGAAAAGGATTAACAATCTTCGATATTGACGAAACTATGTTCATCACTAAAGCTCAAGTAAAAGTTGTTAAAGATGGAAAAGTCGTTAAAAAACTGAATAACCAAGAATTTAATACATATAAGAAAAAACCTGGTGAAGAGTATGACTTCGGCGAATTTAAAAACGCCGAAGTATTTAATAAAACTTCTACACCAATCGCGAGAATGATTAATAAAGTTAAAGTGATTTTAAAAAACGCAACGAAAAAAGGTTCAAAGGTTATTATAGTAACAGCAAGACCTAACTTTGATAATAAAAAATTATTTCTAGATACATTTAGAAAACAAGGAATTGACATAGATAAAATCTATGTTGAAAGAGCTGGAAATCTTGGTGCAGGTCCAGCTGCAAAAAATAAAGAAATAATCTTTAGGAAGTATTTAGATCAAAAAATATACAAACGTATAAGATTATTTGATGATGCTATGTCAAACTTAAAGGTATTTTTATCATTACAAAAAGATTATCCAGATGTAAGTTTTGAAGCACTATTAGCAAAACCAAATGGCTCAGTATCAAGAGTAAGATGATAAACATAACCGAAAAAGCAAAAGACTATTTAACAGAAATGACATGGGCTAAAGATAAAAAGTATGCGTTTCTTTCTGTTAACGGCGGCGGTTGTTCGGGATTTCAATATAAATGGGATATGTTAGATAATCCAGTAGATGGCCATTTAGTTGAAGATATCTTGTACATCGATAGAATTGCAGAAATGTTTGTTATAGGTTGTACTATAGATTATGTTACAGAGTTTGGAGGATCTTATCTTAAGGTCATTAATCCTAACGCAGTCGCTTCTTGTGGTTGCGGTGAAAGCTTTGCTGTGTGAATAGAAAAAAACGTAAAGACGACGATATTGAAATAATGATATTTGCGTTTGTATTCATTATACTTCAAATTCTTGGTGTATATTTAATTTTTTCAACTTAAATGCATTTTTTCCTTTACATTTACTAAAAACTATGGTAGAATAGTATCTATAATTGAAGGAGAGCTAAATGTTAAATTATAATCTAAATAACCCAACACCATTTATTAAAAAATATATTTCTAAACACAATCATATTATTAACAAATTCGCGGATTTACTATTTTCAGATCCAAACACTACTAAATCATCACAATATAATTCACTACCACCATTAACTCAAAAACTCATTTTCGAACTATCATTATACAAACTCGAAAACGGCCGTGATTTTTATCTATAAAATCACATTTTTTCCTTTACATTTACAAAAAACTATTGTATAATAGATCTATAATTGAAGGAGAGCTTATGACTACATTACAACAACATTATATTAAATTTCAATCACTACCAACAATTCCACATAAAATTCAATATTTACAACAAAACCAAAACGAATTATCACAATATAATATCAACATACCAAACCTCATCAACGGTTGGACTACTAATAATTGGCCTTGGCTTCGTCCAAAATCAACTAATCACCCAGGATTCTAATGGCATTTTACACAAACTTATATCGATACAAAAATAATATCTTCTATCGTGGTTATTCAAATAACGGCGATAGGGTTATTAAAAAAGAACATTACAAACCAAAGTTCTATGTCACATCAAATACTAAAACAAATTTTAAAAGTTTGGATGGACAATACGTTGGACCTGTAGAATTTAATAGTATGTATGAAGCTGGTCAATGGTTTAAAGATAATGTTGAAGTGTCAGGTAGAAGTATATACGGCAACAAAAGATTTGTTACACAATATGCTATGGATAAATTTCCACAGGATATTCAATTCGATCGTAATATGATTAACGTTGGTACATTCGATATTGAAACGGATTATGATGATGGCTTTCCATATCCAGACCAAGCTGCTCATACTATATTATCGATATCATATAAGTCAAGTAAATTTTCAACATATCATGTCTGGGGTTATGGCGATTTTAAAACTGAAGACTCTCTTATAAAAGATGTTAAGTATGTTCAATGTAACAGTGAAGAAGAACTTCTTACTAAATTTATAGAATTCTGGTCTCATCCAGATATTACACCTGATGTTATAACTGGTTGGAATACAAGATTTTTTGATATACCATATATTATTAATCGTGTTTCTAAAGTCTTAG